AACGACGTCATCGCAACGGCCATTGCCCGTCCGTTTTCTCTCTCATGTGCTTCCCAATCCTTCTAACATGTCTATCATTTCGTCAAATGTTGGTTGTGTGATCGCCGTCACGTTGTACCCTTTGAACAAAATCATATTTGTTCGGAATTTTGGGTCGAAGAAGTCTTCGGCGCTCACGCATTGGATCAAGGGGTGTGTGTCTCCTCCAAAATCCCGCGCCACTTTCCGCAGTCCGTCGCTTGGCTTTTCCGCCGTGACGAGGATTCCGCAAGCGGCTTTTTCTTGGACGATGGTCCCGTAAAGCTCGCGTACAGCTCCAGGCGTTCCCTTGTTGGCCTTCACAGATACAAGGCAACGCTTGATGGCGCCATCGGGCCCGGGCTCTCGAAACAAGATCTCCCCGTCGACGCCCTTGTCCCCACCCTTTTTGCGGACTCCCTTTGGCGGCCGTCCGCCAAGCTTTCGTACGGCCCACCATTGGAAGTCATACTCATCCGAGTTCGCAAGTCGAAGCGCACTCGCCAAATCATTGGGTTCGCCCTTCTCGATGTAGATTTTCTTCCCCGCGAAGTTCTTGTCCAAGCGTTCCTTGATGATGTCTACGGCTCGGAGCGCAATGTCAATTCCGATCCATTTCCTTCCGAGGCGCTCGGCCGCCTCGACGGTTGTCCCGCAGCCGCAAAATGGATCCAAAACGATATCCCCAGGGTTGCTCGAAGCGCTGATGATGCGTTCGAGAAGCTTCAAAGGCTTCTGGGTCGGATACCCCATGCGCTCGGCCGCCTGTGCCCCAATGGGTGGGATGTCCGTCCAAACATCATCGATAAGGCGCCCCTTCTGCTCGTCGAGATAGCGTTTGAATCGAGGTACGGTGCCAAGTTTTGTTTGAACCACAAGGCCCTCGTCATACGCTTTTTGCATGCGATCGCGGGTCCAGCGCCATACACGCGTGACGCCCAAGAACTCGTACGTGAGGTTTGGCCGATTGTCGGCCGGGCTGACAAGACTGTCCAGGCTATACAACCTCCCGCTCGAATCCCGAAACTTGTATTGTGACGATGTTTTCTCGTCCAACTTCGACTCGTCATAAGGTTAGTGGATCTGGTTCCACTTGGTAACGGCACTTTTACCGTACATCAAAATCAAATCATGGTTGGACGGCAATCGTGTGGAGGCGTTGCTCTTTGCGGCGTTTCGTTTCCAAATGATCTCGTTCCGGAAGTTGCCTGTCCCGAAGATCGCATCCAGGATGATCTTCAAATAATGCGAAGCTGTAGGATCGCAGTGGAGATAGAGGGATCCCGTCGCCTTCAAGACGCGGTGAAGCTCCACCAACCTTGGAGCCATCATGCAGAGGTAGGCGAGGGTTCCTGAGTCTCGCTCGTAAAGGAGGCCGCGGAACGCCTCGAAGATGCCTTTGAGGGCCCCTGGAGTTCCGACAAGCTCGCGGTATGCGGCGTCGGCCGCGTCGTCGTATTTCCAGGTATCGACGAAGGCGTGTTCTTGAGCCTCGGATCCCTTGTGGATCAGATTGTAGTTGCGATTGGAGTTGAATGGCGGGTCGAGGTAGACAAGATCTACTGAGTTGTCCGCGACGGACTCACGAAGGACGCGCAGGTTATCGCCGTACCAAAGAATGCCTGGCATGTCCGGCATTTACACCGTTTCACACGTCCGGGTCAATTCCGGCTTCACGCATCGCGTCTTTGGTCTGTCTATACACCCGCATGTACAAATGCCTCGCTTGCCGTCCGCCAACCCAAGCAACCTTGCGCAGCTCGAAGCCCCTGGGCAATTCACGGGATACACACATCCTGCCGAGCAACGTCGAGGCACAATTCCCGTTGCATTTCAGATTACCAGTCCCTTCAATCGAGGGATTGCTCTTCTGCCGCATGCTCTCGTGATGCACGTGAATCCCGCAAACATGACGATCTCCTCGAACCACAAAGTCGAGCGGATCCAAACCCGCGGGGGATGGGTCGAGCAGCATTGGGGTGACGAACTCGACGAGATCTCGTGCGACGGGACGACCGGCGCGTTCATGAACCTCTACACGGGTTTGTCGAGCGTCCTTCGCCAGCAAACGGTTGCATGGGATCGGTATCGAGACCTCTACGATCTCTACCGAAACAACGGTTCCCTCTACGATCCTTACGGCAATATCGTCCTTCAAGGGAACGTCATGCTCATGTACGACCGCGGGGTCTATCTGGGCACTTTTCGATCGTTCGATGTCGAAGAAACCGACGCGACTCCTTTTTCGTTCAATCTCTCATGGACATTCAAGGTCGAGGTGACTTTTCTTCAATTTTCGGGCGGCAAAGCGATTACCCAAGCTCCTTTCTTCCAAAGCCAAAACGCGGCGCGGGGGGCGTGATCCATGGCCGGAAGCGAAATTGCTCAGCAGATCGAGCAGACGGCGGACCATTACCCGCCGAATGTCTACAACCTGCTCGGCTTCTTCTCGACGCTCCAAACGTCGTCCGATTCCCTTTCATCCCAATACATTCCGCTATCGCAAATTCCTTTCGTCGCAAAAAACCTCAAGACGTTTGCGATTGGGCTCATCCCGCCTTCCTCGAACATCACGGGGCGGACGCTTGATCGCTCCGCAACGACGGGATCTGTCCTTGGGGAGGCAACAGCACAAGCTTCGTCCGGTGGGGCCATCTCGGGCTTTGCGGATGATGTCCGAAGCCGAGCGCTTGCCTTGGCGCAAACGTACATTGGCCTTTCCACGGGTCCAGCGACGGAAGAGCGGTATCGCAATCTTCTTGCTGATCCGACAATCGATACGCGGGCAACGCAAGACGCGCTCATCAACCAAGCTTCGTGTGCGCCCATGGTCCGTGCGTGGTTCCGGGAGCTTGGAGTTCAGGCCCCCGAGCTGTCCAATCCTTACAAGTGGGCGGCGGCACCGGCAGACGTTCTCGCGATTGCGAAACGCGCAAATGCTCGGATCGACAAGGGCGGGCGCTTCACGCAAACTCCGCAACCCGGGGACGTCTATTACATCACGGGATCCGCGCAGCACATGGGGGTGATCCAGAGCGTCGAGGGCAGCGCTGAATCTGGCGAATTCGTGACGACGGACATCAGCGGCGGGCAATACGTGCCCGATGGGAAAGGCAACCCGTACGCCTACAAGGGCATCGCCGTTGCCAAACGCATTTGGAAGCGGGACGATGACCGTGAAAGCCCAACCTATGGGCTTTGGTATGTCCGACGCTCGGACGGCCTCGATGTGGTCGGCGCCGGCCCTGATTATCGAGGCCGCGAAGTTGGTGCGCTCATCGACATCAACAAAGTGCTGGCCGATGTCCCCACACCGACAAGCTCTGGCGTCCCCTTGAACGTCTTCTGGCAGAAGGACGGGGCGAAAAATGCCCAAACCGTAAATGAGCAGCTCGCAAAGACGGCCGGTACGAGCGTTAGCAAATCACAACTCGGAGAGCAGCTCACCAACGTCCAAAAAGCCGTGGCAATTGCTACGAAAGCCGCCATTGATCAAATGGCGGATACGCCTCCTTTGCGGATGCTCGTGAACCCCGCGTCGTTCAAAGTGAGCAGCGAAAAACTCATTTCCGATGGGAATTGGGGTCGAAATGGCCCCATCATCGAGCATTGGGGTGAGCAGCAAGATAAAATCGAGGGCTCAGGGAAGGTCGCGGGTTTTTACGCGATCGATGCGGGGGGCGGCACTCTTGGGAGCGTTGGCAACAGCCCCGGCCTCACCCGGATGGCACGGAACCTCTCGCTCTCCTACCAGAACTTCCTTTCGCTCTACTTCTTGTACCGGAACAACGCAGGCATTTGGCTGCCGGATCCCACGTCACCGCAAACATCGCAATCGACGAACCTATCTCTTGTGGGGTCCGTGTATATTTTCTATGACGGCATCTTGTATATCGGGTCATTCGACTCGTTCACAATTACCGAAACGGATATGGCTCCGTTTACGGTTGAATACAATTTCTCGTTTACTGTTCGAGCACAATTTCTCATGGATCCACAGGTACAAATCCCTCCTCATCAATAGGAGGAAACAGTTGTTCCGGGAACTCCACTTTGGTAGCTAACAACAACCCTGCGACGGCCACGATTTCCTTTTGTCTCTCTACACCATCGGCACACATGACACGCAAAGAATACATGAGGCAGTACAAACAACGCCCAGATGTCAAAGCAGCAAACGCAGCCCATAAAAGATCGATGCCATGTGAATATCACATGCTAAATAGTGCTCGCGAACGGGCAAAAAAGAAAGGCATCCCTTTTGATCTTTCTCCCGATGATATCCGCATACCCGAGGTCTGTCCGCTGTTGGGGATCCATCTCCAACGGGGACGCGGAAAGAATGGTCCGTCTCCGAATTCTCCCAGTCTCGATCGTAAAGATCCTTCCAAGGGGTATGTCAGGGGTAATGTGTGGGTTATTTCGTGGAAAGCTAATAGAATCAAGATGGACGCCACGGGGGATGAGATCCGTCTTCTCGCGCAACGCCTCACGGAAAATGGAATTTGAATATGGCTCGCGGACCGTTTCAAGGGACATATCAATACGGTGTTCGTCCAACCATAACCACGGCCCCAGACGCTATCGTGTATCTCAATGGTGAGACCGAGATGATTGGATGCCCAAGTTGTCGACGCCGATTCGACCTGAATCGGTATGTCACGAGCATTCAGGTCGACTTGAACATCGACAGCCCGCCTGGATCCGCAAATGTGACGCTTTCGGTGCCGCGCCATGCCGTTGATGATCTTTATTATGACGGCAATCCTGTAATTACCCCCATGATGGAAATCGAGATCTACGCAAAGGGGTATTACTTGGTAGAGGGTGTACCTCAATACTACCCTATATTTTGGGGTATCGTCACGGAAGTTGGAGACGGGTATTCTGGTGGCGAACACACATTGACGATAAATGCAAGTGATATAACAAAATGGTGGGAACTCTGCAAAATGAACATCAATCCCGCCTTCACTTCGACGGCGGGTCAAAACGGGCGCTCGCTCTTCGGGAACGTCTTCTTCGGCATGAACCCTTATGACGTCATCTGGACGCTCGCGCAGGCGTCCTTTGGTGATGTCGTTGTCGGGACCGGGAGCCTCATCAGCCTTTACAAGGAACAAGGCGGACAGAAGAAGGTCTTCGATACAGCGCTCTCGGACATCATGCTCTATTGGGAAGAGCGCTTCTCGCGCATTCGCTCGAACCTTTTGCTTTATGGCGTCAACGGCGTCGCGGTCCGCGGTGATTCACTCTACGAGGCGTACCGCTCGGGCAAAAAAGGGACGCTCGGAAAGCCCTTCGCATCGCAGGCGGTTCGGACGGCCAATGGCGGGAAGGATGGGGGCCAAATGGTCTTCGACCCAACCGATCCGAATGTCGTCGCATTCCGCACGCAATTCCAGAACGCAGGCCAGGTCAACTTCTGGCAGAGCGAATACCAGACGAAGCTCGAACTCGCAAATGCCGCAAAAGAGGCCATTGGTTTCGAGTTTTACATGGACGTTGATGGTTCCATCGTCTTCAAGCCCCCGTTCTACAATCTCGACGTTCTTTCGAACAAACCTGTATCATGGATACAGGACATCGACATCATCGATTGGAACTTCTCCGAGTCCGAGGCCGAGGTCATAACCCAAGTCCAAATGCAGGGTTCTTTCGGCGGCCCGATCGATTATGGTATGCCCCAAGAGGTCACCCCTTTTACCTCGGTCACCGATTACCACTTGCTGCGCAAATACGGGTGGCGCACGCATACATACAACTCGGAATTTTTGGGCGATCCGATGCTCATGTTTTACCATGGTCTCGATATTCTTGATCGATTGAATTCCAAACGCCACCGCGGATCCGTCTCAATACCCATTCGTCCGGAGCTGCGTCTCGGATTCCCTGTTTACATCCCGTCCAAAGATCAAATATGGTATGTCTCTGGCATCTCGCACAACATTCAATTTGGCGGGCGGGCTATGACGACGCTCACCCTTACAGCGAAACGTGGGAAGTTCCTCGCGCCGAAAGGAATAGGTTCGATCGAGCTGTCTGGCTGGAAGGATAGCTCGGGGGGAAAGAAGCCGATGGTTGGTTCGGGCTTCCCGTATAGCTCGAAGCAGCTTTCGAAGGGAGGCATGTTCAATCTCAAGATTGGAGCAGCAGCGCAACTTCCTCCGGTGGTCTCGTCTTCTTCCGAGGTCGGTCAAGACAATCCCTATGACACGCTCGAATTACGTCACCCAAAGACGGGGCATCTCGTTGGGTATCCGAATGTCGTCATGGCTTACACGCGCCCGTTTGTCCCAAATCCCGAGGACCTCACGAAGAACAAGGGTCAAAAAACGGGCTTCAATCCTTACACCGACAAGAATGTACAGGCAAACATCAAGAAAACAGCCACGGCCTTGTCAGATTATTTGGACAGCGCGCTTCAGTCCTCGGATCAAGACAGGCTCCGAGAGAAGCACTTGACAAACCGGTATCAATACGGTCTCAATTCGGCGGGCGTATATGTCTATGCCCATGAGAAAACCAAGGTTATCGGCGAAGTTGTCCTGGTTCCCACGAAAAACCTCACGGTTTCGCCAGAATCGCCAACGAAGGTTTTCCCAGGGTCCACGGCAATGATTCGTCCGGTTTCGGATGAACGCGGCTTCGAGGTCATTGGACACTTCCGATATGGGCGCGGGATCTCTTTGCGCGATGGGAGTCTTGTTGAGAATGGGGGCGTCAATGCACGAGCAAACGTCGATGCGCAATTTGCTCTCTCGGGCGACTTGTTCTCGGCCCTGAGCGCGCAATCGCAAGGATTGACGTCAGTGACGACGGTTTACCCAAACCCGGCCGAGATTGTGGCGCGTCTTCGGCCCGATGACCTTCAAACCGCTGGCGTCATCAATCCCGAGACGGGAGAGCCGCAATTCTTGAACACGGAAACGAACTTCGTTGACGCGGCGCCTCTTGGATCTCCCGAGCAAAAGGGCGTGCCTGTGAGCGTCGAAGCGGGGCAGCTTTCCAAGGCGCTCACTCTTGCAGAATTGACGCTCACGAAAGACATGGCCATGCCGGACGAAGCATGCGCGTGCCTCATGGGGCGTTCGGATCTTGCCTTCATCAATGTGGGGTATCAAATCAAGATCCTGAATCGAGCTTCGCCCGATACAGGCGGCTTGCCAGACGCGAGCGGCGCGGTGTCCGTCGTCGGAACGGGCGGCTTGAATAGCAGCGGGGATGTTGAACCCATCGCGAATTTGGCCGTGCCAAGCCCTGAGCAAATTGCTGCAACCGTCGACGGGTTTTTGTTCAATCTCTACAAGGCACTCGACGAGCCGCACCAAGAATACGAGCGGAAAATACGCGGCGAGATTCTCTCGGAGTCTTCACCGCCCGATCCGGATTTTACTTTGCCTCAAGAGCAAAGCACCTTCGCTCCGCCATTTTCAAGTCCAAATCGTGCTAACCTTGGAGACCTTGAAGCAATACAGCAACAAGGGTCTTCGGCAACGCAAGGTCTTGCCGAGGCGTGGAAGAGCTTCGGCGAGAACCTGAGAAAGGCCACTAGAAATGGGTAACGGAGACTTCAACCCGAAGCGCCCCATTGGTTCGGTGCCAGGCCGCGGATTCCAAGACCGCGAACCTCCCTACGGTGTCCGCGTTGGCATCATCACGCGTGTCGACGAAATCCACATGAAAGCCGACGTGAAGGTCATCACGGGCGGCGGCGACCGGTTCGAGATCGACTTGACTCAGCCGATGGCTGGGCCCCGGAGCTTTTGGGGCGGCGTCCCCGAGCAGAATTCAATCGTGCTCATCGGTTACCGGATGAAGCACAAGCAAGTCACCGAAGCGGTGATTCTTGGGTACATCCCCGTTGGAAGCAAGAGCGGGATTCGTTTCGATCCCTTCGCGCCCGAAGATCCCTCGAACATCTCACCCGAGGATGCGGCGCTCTACAAAAAAGTCATTGGGAACACGGTAAGACACAAGCGTCTCATGCTTTCCCCGGGGGACGTTGGGGGTATGAGCGCGGAGGGAGCGGAGCTTGTTCTGTCTCGCGACATCCGCATGACGAACCGCGCTGGGGATCTTTTCGAGCTTCGGGATGCGGAGCGAACGCTCGTTGCACAGTCCATTCACCGCTTTGAGAGTGAGGCAGGCGTCCGGAGGATCTCGGGTCCGATACGCCGCGGGACATTTTTCTTGCCTTCGAGCATCTTCACACGTGATGCCGCGGGGAAGCCGACGCGGACATTGCGGAGCGAGTCTGATCGTTACTTTGGCCGCGATGAACTCCAAAGCTCGGGGCCCGGAGCACCGGGCGCGGCGACGAAGTTTGCGGATGCTTCTGGCAACGTTTTGGGGGCCATCAATGACAATGAAGAAACGCCACCCGTGACGTATGCGAGCGGCCGGCGTGTTCATTACGTGGGCACTTCACCCGCATCGAGCGTCGAAGACCCAAATGCAGGGAGCCCGGAAGCCTTCACCGAATACAGGGTCGAGTTAGCCCACACAACGGACCTTGTGCAGGACGTGCTTGGCGAAATTGACGGGTTCACGATGAACCCGCGCCGGATGTACATCGAGCACGTTATGGGGACGACGGTTGGCAATGATGCCTTCGATGGCATGGGGCAGAGGCAATACGCGAAGATTCTCCGGCCCAAGCTCTTCGACGACTTCGGGCAAGACGGCCCCGGGACGTTTGCCATGGAGGCGATTGCGCGTTCCCCTCTCGAACCCGATGTCGAATCGCTCACGACCGCCGGAGCTTACTATTTTCGAATCAATCCACCCCTCGCGTCCGACGATGACGCGTTTGCCCTCGCGATTCAAAAGCAGGGTAAGCTTTTTCTCAATGTTCCTGGGAGCCAAGTAGATCGCTACCCACGGGAGAAGAACATCTCGGCCGAAGTCAATATGGGCGGGGCGCTCAAGATGTTCCTTGGCGCTGCGACCCCCGACAACGTTTCGCTATACCTTTCGACGGAAGGCGGGATCAAGGCCGATCTTGGGCACAATACGGACAGCGGGAACGCCATCGACGTCACGTACCATTGCGGCGTAAATCAAACATTTCTGGGTTCCCAGAACGAAGAAAATCTCGCGTATCAGCAAGACATTCAAGGGAACGCAGCAATTGTTTGCTCAGGAGACTTCATCGAGTCCGTTCAGGGCTCCATGCAGTCGACGGCGAGCGGCGCGTGGAATATGCGCGGCGAGCAGGTGAACATCAACGGCATGAGCGGGGCCAATGTTACGGCGGGCAGCCTCGGCGTGACCGTGACAGGGAAAACCCAGTACAACTATGCTCTCGATGTCCTCGAAACCATCGTGGCCGGCGGTCACGTCAAGACCATCCTGGCCGGCAACTTCGCGCAAACAGTTTCGGCGGGGACAACGACGTTCAACACCCTCGCGGGGACAACGACGTTCAACAATCCCGCGGGCTCGTTCAACGTCACCGTGGGGACAGGCGCGGTCTCCATCACCACAGCGAGCGGAGCCGTAACGCTCTCGACCGGAGCTGGTTCTATCTCCATGACGGCAGGGGGCGGAGCTATCACCCTCACGGCGGGCTTGGCCGTTACCATCACGGCCGGAACAGCTGTTTCACTCGTGGCGCCCCAAATCCTTCTTGGGGGTCCAGCGGCGGTTCTTGGCGTAGCTCGCGGAACGCCGATCATGCCTCCGGGTGTCCCGACGCTCGACTACATCACAGGTCTTCCTTTGATGGGATCCCTCATGGTCCGCTCGGTGTAAACGCCGAGCATTAAACGGGATGCCCCTCTTGCAACTTTCAACTTGGGGGTGACTAGATGCCGATCACGCAGCCGGGACTCATGGGCGCTCTTGCTCCTTCGCTTGCCTCGGCAACGCTTTTGGGTATCACGACGCCTCAAATTGCCTTGGGCGTGAGCAACGGCCTTTTGTCTTGGCTTCCTGCGATTCAGGTCGTGACCATCGACGTTGGCGTCAAGGGGGTTGGTTCCGGGACGATAGCGTTGGCATTGCCGCCTCCGGTTTTGCAGACGGCTCTTCTATCGTCGCTTCCCTCAAATGGGATTGCTGGTGCGATGATGCCAACTTTGGCCACGGGCCTTGCGAACGGATTGTCGCAAGGTCTCTCCCAAGGTGCGATACTCACGCAGCACCCAATCGTCGGCGTTGGGACAGCTGTGTGCAAGTTTGTTGCTCCACCAGCAACACCTTTCATGCTTGCGGCGATGTCCGGCTCGGGTTTGATTGGCACCCTTGCGCCAAGCATTGCTTCCGCCGTTGGTGATTCTCTTGCACAGGTTTTTGCGGCTTTTTCGATTGTGCTTCCGATCGTGGGAACACCTTCCCAGGTTCCGTTCGCCGGTGTAGGCACGGGGAGGATTATCTAATGGGATTCTCGTTCAAGGGCTATGTTGTCGAGCCTCCACGTGTGGGCCAAGCAAATTCGCCTTTCACGCCTTCGCCGAACAACTTCGTCTCGGATTCTGTGGCTTTTGACACGGTATATCCGGAGGGCTCCGAACCGATGCCGCGGGCCGAGTATCTCGTGCTCGTCTTGGAAGAGGGTCTTCTCGCAGACGCGACTTTTGGTTGGACGAAGAACGAAGTCGTCCAGCGATTCGATTATGACGGACGCGAGCAACGGTTCAAACCCTTGCCGGGATCGTCGCCCGTCGAGGTGGGACTCGTCAGCGCCGACATCAATGAATCCGAGAAGAGGCTCAAGGTCTCCACTCCGCGAGCCACCATTTCTCCGGTGGCCTTCGCGCCGTATCGCCTCTCTGTGGGAGATGGCTCAGGAACAACCCTCAATACGATTGTTGTCTCGGCGTTTGGATCCCCCGTCGTTGGTTTGGTCGAGATTTTGGAAACCACGGGGCAGCTCAATTGGAATGCGGACGATCTCGCCACATACGAGGGACAACGCATCCGTTTCCAGAGGCAGAATTTCTATTCGTTCCGCGAGTCGAATGGTTTTCTCGGCGCCGCCGCGGACGTTTTGCTTTTGAATCCTCTCCCGGCGCCTGGGCAAATTCCGCTTGTTCGCCTCGGCTTTGGTCTTTATCTCACCGCTATCGAAGTTGCGGACGACGCATCTTTTTCACCAGACCCCGCGGATGGGACCGTCGAGTGGTCTCAGGCGACGGGCCGCCTCAAATTCAACTCCGCTGTCGAGGAGACAGAGGTCTTTTATGACGGAGTTCTCATGGCCTCGGATCTTTCGCTCCCAAGGCAGGACCTCGGTACGATCGACGCGCCTTCGAACATAATCGATTTGCCGCCCGAAGGCGGGGATATCGTCTTTCGAATCCCGAGCGGGTATCAATTTCCACAGGTTGTTCGCGTCGAAACACTGGACCCAACGGGGCAATACGGCGTCGTGCAAGTTCTTTCGGACGGGACCGTTCAATTCTCGTCCGTCGACCAAACGTTGCATGTCGGACAGCCCGTTGAAGTTGTCTTTGGAGACTTGCCTATCGAGCGCGGCGTTTCGATGCGCTTCTTTAGGACGCCCGTGAATCTCGACGGAAGCGATCCCACGCTCAAAGATGTGACGAATGTCTACACGACATCCGGCGCGACGCTCGCGGATCCGATCGTTGGTTCGCCGCAAGTCTTCTTGCCCGCTGTCCCGATCGATGATCCTTCGTATCCCATTGCCGTCCGTGTCGAGCAAGGAACGGGCACCTTCTCCCCGGGCGACTTGCCGCGCCTTGATGTTTTCCCCTTGCCGACCTCCAATGGGCCAACCTTTGGGTATGTCCTCGATCTCCCGAGCCGCATGCTTCAATACGCGCAACGGAAGAACAATGTCCTCGTGACGTTGGAAAAGCCCGCGGGTGCCATTACGTTGCCTGACCCTTTTCTCGTTCTGGAGAACTTCGAAGCGGCGCTCGAAACGGGCGTCGGGACGGGCGTCTTCTTGCCCCTCACGCTTTGGGATGACGCGCTTCTCGACGTGTCCGCGGGCATATTGAGCTTCACGTCGACGCAAGGAACGCTCGTCGCGCAGGGCACAGGGTCATTCTCGGGCACGACTTTTCAAGACGTCGAAGGCTCGTTCGGGAGCGTTGAAGCCGGAGACCTTCTTGTCATCACGTCCGGCGCGGGCAAAGGGGTATACACGGTTTCGTCGGTTGTGAATGGCACGACCGTCATTACCGATGTTGCTGGCGTTGGAACGGAACTATATGAGATTCTCCGGGGACGCGAAATTCTCGTAGATCGCTTCTGGCAAGAGGCCGTTCTCGTCGACCCCAACACGAAGGTCGAGCGTATAACGCAACAAGGGACGGTTCTCCTCACCCAAGGGATCGATTACAAGATACAGGCGGGCTTTGGACTCATCGAGTTCAAGGATCGCTTTTTGGAAGAGGAAGAGGCTCTCATAACCTATGCGCCTCTTTCGGCGGATGGGACGATTCAAGCCCCTGTCGAGGAGCGGGCTGTGTTTTTAGTTCGCGGGGAGCTTGCGCAGGATCATCCGCTTCCAACCAATACCGTCACGTTCAATCCGCTTGGTCGAACGGTTGCAGCCTCCCCAGCGCCCAAGGTTCGTCGCGGCGGCCGGCCCCAAGATTCCACGCAGGTGCTTGTTGATGCGGCCAACTCGACGATCACCTTTCTGCCCGACAAGGTCGTGACGAATGCTCTCCCTCATGGATCGGTTGTACAGCCCGAGGAGAGGATCTACATCGATTATTATGTCTACGAGGCCATCGGCGGCGAGAAATCAATCACAGTGCTTTCTCCGCCCATGTCGGTAGCGCAAGTCGTTCTCGAAGACGGGGCTACGAATTTCACCGCGCCCGGCGACCAAACGCTGGTATTCCCCCCTGGCCATCTTCTTCGAGTCGAAACCGAACGCGTTTATTACATCGGCACCTCGTCGTACGACTCTTCCCTCGATACGACGACGGTTACTCTTGCCTCGGGTGCAACCTTCCAAGACTCAATCACGGGTCCAAGCCTGTATGTGTCGTCGGGCCCGATACGCATACAGCCCGCACCTTCCTACCCGTCATACTTCGTGACAGAGCTTGCGGCTTATGATGCTGTCGCCCGTGGGATGAACAAAGTCTACATACAGGGCGATCGGACGAGCGCCTTCAAAAAGGGCACCGTACTCTGTTTTTCGGATGTAGGTTTCCAGGACTTTTACGAGGTCGTTGGGGCGATTTTGAATGACTCCGGCAAGACGGAAGTCACTCTCTCATCGAACGCCCTACAGCAATACGTATCGGGTACGCACATCCTCAAAACATCCGTTCGGCCCTTGCAGGAACCAGGCGCCAAGACCGTTATCACGAGCATGCCGCCCGTTCTCGCGCAACCCAATGTCCTTTACCGGCGCGTCGAGGGGCAGATTGGTGAGATTCTTTCTTCGCCCACCGATTACACAATCGATAACACGGGACAGGTGGTTTTCGCGGCGGATCTTCTCCCATCAGAAGAGATCGTTTTGCTGTACACGGGTCATCGCTTCGTGGCGGGAGGACTTCGCGTCAAAGCGTCCTACACCTCCGTGATAGCCCCGGACAGCTCAACCAATGGGCTTGTTGGCCAAGTCCTCAAGATGGATTACTCCCTTTACTCGCCGGATTCGTTTTTCTTTAGGGTCGAGACAAAGAGCAACTTCCAAGCCGAAGTTGCCAAAACTGTATCGGATAGCGCGAGAGCTTCCGCGCCTTCGGGGGGACCGAATTTGTCCAATTCATCTTCCCCGAGGCTTCATGAGCAGGGGCGTGAATCGATTTACTTCCAAGAAGGACACCTCGCGAATCAGGATCTCGTCGCGCAAGCCTTGCTCAAATATTACAACGACGCCGCGCATCATCTCGAAGATGTTCTCCAGGACATGGACGGCCGCGTCGTCGGACAGGCAGACGGGCGTTTCCTATTCGACGGGAACCTTGATAACCCACCAATTCCCTCGCCCCCTCTTTCAAGCCCCGCTCCGCAGCCCCCGAGCACTCTTTCGGAAGTCACGAATCAAATCGACGATGAAGTCCTTTTGACTCCCTTTCCCGTTGATTCGACGAATTTCCCGACGCTCGTGTACAAAGGAACGTGGATCCGTGCTTTCGAGGCCGGCCCGTTCAGTCGGCTTTACCCAACCACGCGCCGGGCGTTTGGCCTCACGATTGCGGGTCTCGACACCCAAGCCAAGGTCGGCGACGAGATCATGGACCTTGGTACGAAAAGCCTTACGTCTGTCTCCGGGCTCCGGCGCCGGAGCCCCCGAGCGCGTATCCTCAAACCAGCTTCCGTTGGGGAAACAACTCTTTACACATCGACGCTTTCGGCGACCAATGAACTTTTGCGTCCAGCGTTCGCGATTGGACAGGCGGTGGACATCATAGGCGAAGATGGGACGCCTCTGTTCGCGAACCAAACGCCGGATCTTTCTCCGCAGCCCACGATCACCATTGCATCGATCCTTTCGAGCCCGGACAGGATCGTTTTGAATATCCCTGTAACCGTCGACATCCCTGTTGGGGCAACGGTTACAGCGCCCATTATGGAGCCATTGTACGGGGCTCCATATATGTCGGTAGGTCGCATCTACACGCCGGGCCTATCTTATGGGGCCAACCTTGAAAAGGGCACGGTTCTTTTCCCCATCGACATGTCTGCCATGGGCTATCCGCCGCCGAACTCGAATGAACGCTTGCAGGCGGAGATAACTTACGGCAACGGGTCAACAAGCCCTACGCGATTCCCGGCGCTCGATGGGATAGCTCTCGACGATGATGGTGATGAGTCCATCCCCCTCGTCAGCCCCACCTTTGAATGCGAGCTTGTGCAGCTCGAAGCGGAGCAGGAATACGTTGGGACGAACGGCATCCTTCGTTCTCCCGTGACGACGGCGCCTTACGAAGGAATGGGCTTCCTCAATGCGGCCAAAGATATCATCACGATTTCGGGTTCGTTCCCAAGCCCGGCGCCGAAGATCTATGATCTCGTTCGAATCACAAGCGGCTTGAATGGCGCAACGAGCTACCGGAGAATCACCGCAGTCACTGCGAATACTGTCCAGGTCGACACGCCTTTCGCGTTCCAAGATGCGGGCTTCTCATTCGTCATCACCGTGTCCGACACGCTTGCTTCGGGCACGGGCCCAACGGTTTCGATTTCGGGGTCCGTATTGACGGACAGTGCCGCGGATTTCGTTTCGGCGGGCCTTCGCAAGGGCTTTACGATTGTCATCTCGGCCGGCGCATCCGCGGGAGACAGGCGCCAGGTCGTGAGCTTTACCGCCACGACCATCACAGTAGATCAGGCGTTCACCTCGAACGGGGCGAACAGCACCTACCGGGTGGATAACGCACTCAATACCTTTGACGATCTCGACGCGCTCATCTCATCGCTTGCGACAAGCAAGGGCGTTGTCTTGACGAACATGGCGCCGCCCCCACCGGCGCGAGAACCAGTGGACTCCATCATCATTGCCATCGAGACGTTTTTCAATCATGTCACAACGAATCTCCTCGATCCCGCGGTGCAAACAGGGACTGTCAATGATTACACGTTGACTGGCACGACCGACTTCGTTTTGGCGGGCGTGGCGAAGGGAGATCTTGTCTACATCTACACCGGTCCAAATGAAGGGTTTTACCGCGTTACAGATCCTTCCCCAACTTCAACGGTGTTGACCGTTGAGACCCCATTTCCCTCTGCGGGATCCGTGTCTTATTACGTCCTCCGACCTTTTGGCGTTTCGCAGAAGAAGACCTTCGACGATTTGTTTTCGATTTTGACGGATGCGGCTTCGTATGCATTGGACCTCAATGCATTCAAAACCATTGTCGAAACGACCGTCCCCGTGGTTGTCCCCGGGGATATCGTCGATCCCAACATGTACGCGAATGGCATCATGCCTTCGGACGTTGCGGCGCGCAGCTCGGCGGTCGATGATCGCCTTAGCTATCTGTCAGACCCCGCAGGACCCATTGCCATGGTGCAGAACATCCTGAGAAGCGTCGAGAAATTCTACGATAAGCGTTTTGCTTGGATCGACGCACGCGTCAATCTGTTGAACGGATTTCTCCCGAAGCAGTCGAGGGCGCGGGCGGATCGCGAAAAGGCCGAAGCTGATTTGGTGAACAATCTCTACAAGCTTCTATCTGTGCAGGGGAATGGGTAATGGACGAAGAAAAGAAACCGGACGCCCCGCCGCAGTGGGAAAAGCGCACGGAGTTGAAGATTACGGGCCAAATGCGTGAAGTCGTCAAGGCGACGATTGCCGCAACGGAAAGCGAAATTGAAGTCCTTCGACGCAAAATCAAGCGAATGACGTACGGGAGCTAAGGTGGCCGCGCAAGCCCAGTGGGAATCTTTTGCCCTTCAGATCCCCGGCAAGGATTTGATGGGGGACGTTGCGAGCATTCTTGAAGTGCTCGCAACGTTTCTCGATGTCTTGAAGTCCATCCTCGACACGGTGAAGACCTTTCTTGTAGACTTCGGGAATCCCATACAGCCGCTTGTTCAAGCGCTCCTCGCGGTCATCGGCAACCTATTCAAAACGCTACAGCAATCTGGGTTTTACCTGTATCTCGATGTGCCAAACCCTCTCAAAGACCCGAACTTCAAGCGTCAGGCGGGAGGATACCAAGGATTCAAAGGGAGGCTCAAAGCATCTCTTGTTGATACCAAAGATCCAAATCGTCCGCAACCAATATCTGGATTTTTGTCGGGCGGGTTTGTCCTTTTGGTTGTTGACGTCGACGGTCCTTTGCAGCTCGTGACGTCGATTCAAACCCTTCTTCGTCTCTTTGGCCAAGAAACCGCTTCCCCAAGATACCTTGCGCCTTCCAATGTTCGAGCGCTCCCGATCGGGAGCGCTGGGGATCCTCTTCTTTCTGTCGTCAAGGTTTTCGCGGATCCCCCGAAGGCGATTGCTGTTGAATGGTCATTGCCTTCAACGACGCCGACGTCGGGAGATGCAGGTTTTTCCGGGTTGGTATCTCAGCTCGGGGCGGAGTTCGTGCCCCCGAAATGGATCATCGAAAAGAGCCGCATCCCTCCTGTGCGGGAAATTTCTTCGGGAGAGCTTGCGGACAGCGACTCGGCTGGAATCGTCACGACGAACGTTGATTCCAATTTTCTTGACCCGCGCAAACAGAACAAGCCAACGCCCAAGAAAATACGCTTGAAAGACTCGTATGGCGATCCGTTCATCAAGATGCAGCAGTACATCGTTGTGGACGCCTCGACAAACACTGCGACTTTCTTGCTCGGGCAATTAGGCACTTTCCGGTACATCGACAACGATGTCGCAGCGGATCAGACGTATTACTATCGCGTTCGTGCATTTTCTGGCGATCTATCGGTCAATGGCACGACGATAAATTTCCAGCTCTCTGAGAACATGAATGATGGGGGAAGCCGTTATGTGCAGTGGCCGGCGGTGGACCCGGCGAAGCCTCCCGTTGTAGGGCGTGCGAGTTCCGTGCTCCAAGCTCGGCTCCCAAAGCTCCCCGCATTCGATGTTCTCGGAAATCTTCGGGCGGTTTTTCTCACGGCTTTTTCGCTTGATTTCCATCTCCCTTCCGATCCAGACGATCAATTTGGCAGCTCTGGGCTTCCGCTGAACGATGCCACGCCTGCGAGTCACATCGGCTTGGGGGCTCTTTCTGCGCAAGCGGGTCCGCTTGCGTCGTTCTCTTCGATCCCTATTTTGAACCAGCTCGGGCAATCCTTGTCGCTCACGGCGAGTTCGAATCCGATCACGGGTTCCGTGGTCCAACTTCCATGGCAGCGAAAGTCTGTACAGGCGCATGCATCGCGCCTAACCATCGCGGTTTCGTCGGCCATGCTCTCGGCGGGAAGTTCTTTCTTGGAGGGGTTTCGGAGCCTCATGCAAGGCGCCCTGCCCAAAGGAGCGGTGACAACGACTTGGCCCGAGCCGACAACGACCCTTGAACAACTTTGCGCCGCGTTCACCAAGGTTGATGACCAAGGAAACGCCGACGATGATACGGCCAAGGCATTCGTGAAGGCATTTACGGATCCGAGCGTGCGCTTGAACGTCCTTTCCGCCGTGCAGTTTCTCCAAACGTTTACCTTTGGGGGCGCTGGCACGAACTGGATCCAGGTCTCTCTTCTCCGCGACATCGTGCCTTGGGAGGGCCAGTTCATCTATGACCTTTTGGCGAAGATTCAGGCGTTGCAGGATGCCTACAGCGGCGTGACGGCTGAAATCAAGGCTTTCATCGATCTTATCGAGCGAAAGATCGACACCTTGGAGAGGTTTTTGAAGTTCCTCACGTCTATTTTGGACTTCCTCGAAAGCATGCAGCTCAACTTCGCGCTCTTGAATGTTCCGTCGATTGAGGGGGACATCTCCAATTGGATCTCGACCATCGAGGGCGCACAGAACGCCCCGACGAGCGGGCCGAAGGGTTACACGGGGGGCATCATGCTTGCTTATCTCGCGCCGGACATCACCGCTCTCTCGGCCGCCCTGGGTCTCTTGTTCTAGTTTTTTCCTATCGGCTCAACCTTGTAGATGAGCCACGATTGGAAAGGGACCTTCAACAAGAGCCAATGGGATCGCTTCGCGGCCTTTGCTCGAAGTCAAATCGCGGACATTGATGGCCGTATCGAGCATCTCGCGGCTGAGCAAGCGCGCCTTGGGACGCTTGTCTTTTCCTTTGACGAGGGTGGCATCCCGATAGGGTTCTCAGCGGAGCCGGCCGGGTCGTACATAAGCAAGCTCGTGGGCGCGTATGAGGTGCTCGGGGGAGACGTCTTGTACGACCTCCACGTTCGCTCGATGAGCCAACCCGTGTTCCTCATCCGCACGGATGAGACAACGCCCGCGCAGCTCATGTCCAATGGAGAGGTCGTTGGCGCGCCCGGACTTGCTGATGGCGAATCCTCCGAGCTTGTGGCGCAAGCTCGGTCGTGGCTCCGGCCGGTACTCCAATACCGGCTTGAATATCTGGAGAGGAAGATTCGCCGCGCCATCGACTACTCGGATTCTCTTCAAGCCGAGATGGATTTGCTCGCGCTCATCAAGAGCGGCGAGGACGTAGAAGATTCGTTCGAGTTCGTAGCGGCGGCCATCGAGCAGCTATTCTCCGATGTCTCATACCGCGCTATTTGGGACGATCAGGGGCGCGATCCTTTCGGCAAACTCATTTACGCGCCATTCCTGCCGTTCTCCTCGGGAAGCGAGAGGCAGCCCAACGAGATTTATGGGCGCGATGGCTCAGGGGCTTTGAAACCCGGTGAACAGGGATCATGAGTTACGATCGTCAAATCGACCAAGTATGCCCTCATCTTGTCGCCGAAGAGGCGTTGTTTGTCGGCACGGACCAGCGAACCGTGAGGCCAATGAAGCCCATTGCCTCTTTGGCCTCGATGTCCGTTCGGTTCAACGGTCAAATTCAGGTCCCTTCCTTCGGCGTCCGTCTTCCGGCTACCGCAACGGGGGCAAAAGAGGGTCCTTTTACGATCGTTGCGGGAGTGAATGACACGCTTGCCTTTCGTGTAGACCAAGGGCCTTTACAGCAAGTAACCTTTTCCCCGGCATCGGCGATAACCCCTGCACGCCTTGCGCACCTGCTCACCACCAAATTCACGGGCGTTTCGTTCTTTGCATCAGGCTTGCGGATCTCTTTCCGGACCCTTTCCGAGGGGTCTGGGGCAAGCCTCTTCTTTGACTCATCGAGCACCATGACGTCCCTTCTAGGATTTCCAGCTCCCCGAGAGTTTCGCGGGCAGACGAGCGTTCCCGGCTGGACGCTCGTTCGAGATCCTTCGGCTATCTCGGACAGACCCCTGCGGTTTGTCGTATTCGATGGTCCCCTTCGAGGCTACAGGGATTTTGTTGAGCTGTCCTACACGACGGTCCGACAAGATTGCCGACGCTGTGGTGGCATTGGGGTCGAAAATGATTGGCGGTATGGTCGCACGGGTGAAACGGTGCAAGTGCGCGATGAAGCGCTTTTGCTGCAAGAGATCCAGAAGCTTTTTCTCACGTCCAGGGGAAGCAACGTCTTCCACACGTTTTACGGGACAACCATCATTGACGCCATTGGGAAAAAGCTCACGGCCGGCGGGCTCGTGCAAAACCTTCTTTTTACCGACATCGTGTCGACCTTCAAGGCATGGCAGGATCTCAAGGGTAAACAAGAGACTCAGGTCGGACAATTTGTGTCCGATGAAGAGTTTCCTTATCGACTCCTTGATGTGGATTTGCTTCCGAGCGATCAAGATCCGACCGTAGTTTTTCTCATGATAACGGTACAGAACCGTTCCCAAAAAGCAATCGTTTTGGAACGTGGACTCAAATTGCCGGCGGCTTTTGATATCGCCTCGTTCCAACAAGGGACGATCCGTCAATCCATTCGCAAACCTGTTATTGCCGGATAAAGTATGGCCATCGCACCCAAATTCGACAGCCGAGACGGGGTGGGGAACACCCAAAATCTCAACTTCACGACCAACCAAGAAACCGTTGTCCTGACGGGTACGATTGGTGTTGACACGGCGTCCGTGCAAGTATCCGTCAATGGAGGTTCGTTTGTCTCGGACCCAAATCTCGTGAAGATTGATTTGGGCACGTTCATCGTCCCGAACCCGGCCGTGTACCCATCTGGGATGCTTTTGAACATTGGTGTCAACACGATCCAGATCCGTGCCATTGACATCATTGGCGGCGTGAGCGGTTCGTCGGTGGCATCCATCACGCGGGTTCAAGCAATCGATTCTACGGGGACGCAGATCCCCAGCGGGATACGAGTGCATCGTTTGCGGAATGCGGTTGATATTCTCGTGGCGTTGCCAGATCCCGACATGACGGAGACGCAGCAAGACACGGGCGCCCCCATCACATACAATGCCCAGTTTTTGGGCTTCAACTTTTATGCGGGCGCGAGCCCCGCAGGCGTTTCCGGGCTTTTCAAGCTCAACGAAAAGATCGTTCGTCCCGTGGTTACGGTTTGGGAAGAGGATGTCCTCATTCAGGATACGGATATCGCGTCTTGGCCCGATTCGTCCAAGAAGAGCGTGCGCATCCGCGTGACGGAGGAAGACGAATTCGGGAATGAACTCAACGTTCGTCTCGATCAGATCCGTAATGTGAATACGGCTTTCCACCGTGTTCGATTTCGTAGTTTTTTGGAACAATACCGCCTGAATCAATTCGTGTCGTTTCGACATAACCGCTCCGGTGGCGTTGGGCTCATCAATTCGGAGCAGTTTGCCGGCGTTGCCGATACGGACCCGCTTTATTATGTCGTCACGGCCGTATACTTCAATTCGTTGACGGGAGAAGAAATCGAAACCCCCGCCAGCCAAGAAGTCCTTGGGTTGCCGCTCGTCCTCGATACGGCTCTTCGGGATCTCCCTGGGCGCGTCCAGATACAGATCGTGACGGACTACATCCGTGCTGTGCAGAGGGTCAACACGGAGATATCGCTCCTGCCCGGGTCGACGACGAGGGACGTTTCGATTGACCCCTTTGCATCAGAAACGGAGCGCATTTGGTTCCTTCTCGACTTCGTACACCGGAGCCAAAGTTTCCTCACGCTTCTCCAGATCGATGATGTGAATGGGGACGGGGTGAGCGATCCCGTCGCATCGAGCGCCTACAAGAGCGCGCTCAAAGACGCTCTCGGGTTTTCGACCGAGGCCGCGGTTCAGCAGCTCATCGACACGCAATTCGACAAGCTTGCGAAAAACCACGGCAAGACAAGGTTGACGGGCAGGGCAAGCGTTGGACAGGCGGTCATTTACACCCCAACGCGCCCGATAAAGAACATCGTCGTTCCCGCAAATACATTTGTCACGACCGATCCGGACACGAGCACCAACACCCCATCAATCCGGTTTCGCGTCGGGGGGACGTATACGCTTCCCGCGGCCAATGCCGATGCGTACTTCAACTTCGACACGAAACAATACGAGATCGTCGTTGACATCATTGCGGAAACGATAGGGTCTGATGGGAACCGGCCGGCCGGAACCATTAAAAACATTCAGGGGGTCTCCGGAGTCAAGGTTACCAACCGATCCGCGACCGTTTTTGGATCGGATATCGAAACGAATGCCGAGCTTGCGTATCGCACCATATTGGGACCTTCGGCGGTCGATACGGGCACGGGCGGCGGGTATGCTTCGACGACGGCCGAGGAGATTGGAGTCGTCAAGGCCAAGGTTGTGAAATCGGGGGATGCCCTCATGATGAGGGATTATGATCCCGTGCGTCGCAAACACATCGGGGGGAAAGTTGACGTCTGGGTCCAAGGGCTCCGCGAGCGCGAGGTCACGGAGACGTTTGCGTTTACGTTCGAGATTGCTCGCGACGTTTTGGTGCAAATTGTTGAGCTTCAAACCCTGACGTTTCGCGTTCTCGACTCGCGGGTTACGCCCTCGACACCGCTCATCGAAATCCTCAACAACCCGGTCCAAGGTCTTGGGGTGCACAACGTGACGGTTGGTCAGGATTACGACCTTACGGGTGTAGTGATTCTCGATTACCAAACGTTCCGGATCAATACTTCGATTCCGCAGCCGCTTACGAGCATTGATGACGTTATCAACGTCGACTATCGTTTTCGCATCATCAACCAATTCAAGTTTTCGCTTCAGCCTGTGCGCCGTGTTGTTTCGGTCGTAGGCGAAGTTGCGGGCCCTCTTGCCCCAACCACGAACTACCTCTTGTACAAGACTGACGATCCGCTTTTGACTGGGGAAAGCACGATCGCAGAGGACTACCTTGCGGTGTTGCAAGCGGGTGGCAAGCCGAGCGGCGACACGATCCAAATCAATGACGAGAGCCATGTGCTTATTGGGTTTGTCATTGAACCCCTCGATTCGATAGGCATTAACACGAAAACCATTCGTGTTTACAATCAGGCGCGCACGATCGAATATAACGGACCCGAGGCGGCCCTTCCGGATTTCGAAGTCATCTCAGGCACCCCCGTGAAGCCCGCCAAGATCATGCGATCCGCAACATCCCAGATCCAAAGCGGTCAACAAGTGAGCGTTGATTACGTGCACGACGAGAATTTTGTCGTGACCTACGTAATCAATGACATCCTTCAAGACCTTCAACAAGTCCTCAACAACCGTCGCCACACCACGGCCGATGTTCTCGCGAAGCAATCCATCGCGAATAAAGTCGATCTGGAAACCACCGTTCAACTCAAGAGCGGCGCCACACGGGACACGACCGATCCATCC